GGCCAACCTATACGAAAAGAAGTTCAACGATAAACAAATATCAGAATTTTGGAAACAGATATCCAATAGCTCTATAAAACAAGCAGGATCATTTTCACATGCATATTTCCACACTTTCGGGGAAAACCCTCCACAGCTAAGCAATCGCAAGACAGAGTTCAGAAACGAAGTCATTCACAAAGGAATCATCCCAACCCGCCAACAGGCCATAGACTATGGAGAAGTAATAATTGATTTAATATCACCAACCCTTCAAAAAGTACAAGAAACAATGCCAGATGGTGTATGGCAAACCATTAGAGCTCATCTTGCCAAAACAGTACTTGCCAATCTCGACAAGAATATTATAACTAGAGGCACACCAATGTTGCTTAGCCTAACCCACGCCGACAAAACGACCAGGCCAAATTTACTTGGCGCGATTGCGACCTACACAGACCGAAACAAGTAAAATTTACCCAACCACTCCTCCAACATCCATAATCTTAAGCGAGGCCGAAAATTTCCGAGTAGTAACAATCGACGGATCCTGAAGAGCAATAACTAGGCGCTGGCTACCCACCACTACAAATGAAGGAGAAGAAAAATTACCGCCACTGACCAGCTCGGTGACATCTCCATTCAATAGATCTTTAATTACTATTCCACCAGTAGCCGGGGAGTATACAGCGCTCCGCCCTGCATCAGCTAACGCCGCCCCGCCTGCGTAGGTGTGCACAGCCACGTCAGCAATGCTTATGTTGGAAAGGCAATAGCCATTCTCGACATCGACCACTACCACCCTGCTCAATCCAAGCCTCCCGCCTTCACGCATTTCCGTATACGAAACCGCTACTGTTTTTTTTGAGATCCATGCCACTTCGAATGGAACTGTATCTACCAAGCTCGCACTACCCAACTCAATGGGGAATTCCGTTTTGGTCTTAAACGCATCGGAGGTTACTACAACAGTCAGACCAAGATGGCGCTTTTCAGCAGCTGAGTAGATGGCATAAGCCATTGCGCATCGGCCAGTCGAAGATAGGGATAACGGCGTTGAATAAGGAAAAGTCCCAGGACCGCGCCCCGCAATTTGTATAGCGTCACTCCAGCTATCTCCACCATCATCAGATACCCTAGCGACAACCTTGCGCCATTCGCCGGATGAGTACCTGCTAGCATTCTCTTGAAGCGTGTGCATCAACACTATTTTTCCGTCGTGGAGGGCGGACAACGATGCGTATGTTGATCGACCACCGTCAATTACACGAGAGGCGGCCCATTTACCTACCAACCCGGGCTGAGCAGTCCGTGCAAAATATAGGGGCGATGAATGATTGCTAAAACAAGCAATCACATGACCAGCATATTTTCCTGACGGCACACGCACCAGTGAGGGCGATCCATGGTCGCTAGCGCCTTCAAATTTATGCAACTTCACTGTTCTACCGACCAGCAGTTGATTATTTATTTCAGACACCAATACGTCGCCGGAGGAATTTATATAACCAATACAGAACCCCCCATTGACTTCAGCAACAGCCGGCCGGTTGTACCACAGGCTATACGCGTTATTAATGATAAGTGGCCGAGGCGGCATATAACGTTGAACGAGAGGGATAGAAGTAAAAGCCGCGATAATCCCTGTCGAAATCAGAAAACCCCTACGATTCATCAACTCTACTCGCCCACTTGAAAATCTGGATTATGACACCTCCCGCACCGCCAACCACAGCTTTGCTTGGGTCATTTTCCTCCAATCACTGCATGGACATAGGCTTGGCAGGCCTTTAGAGCTATCAGCCCCCGATCGCCGGCGTCGGTGATGGCGACAATTCTTTGAGCATGCGCTGGGTCAAGTTGGGCTCGACGGGCTCCATGAACCACGCCGCCGGCGCCGGCGGTGGTAGACACTGGGCTGCAACTGGCTGAATCCTCGAGGAGGACTGACAGCCGGACATCAGCAGTAGCGAGGCGATCACGTAGGCGATCCTGATCACGTTGGGCATCGGTAAGGGCTCGGTAGTGGGTTTGGTCGCTGGCCGTCAGTCGCTGTTCCAGGGCCAGTCGTTTGGCCTGCTCGGCCTTGGCCTGGTTGGCGGCCGCGCTGCTGATACTGTCCAGGTCGGTTCGGTGCAGGTTGGCCTGCTCCGCCAAACGCACGCCGTAGCGCCAGTCCTGGACCTTCCATGTCGCGCTCATGGTGACGACAACGGCTAGGCCCGCTATCAAAAGCTTCACGGTTCCGGGCGTCATGCCAGCACCTCAAGCGCCCTAGCGTATAGCTTTCGCCGATCTTCAGCGCCGTTCTGGCCGCCGTTGATCCTATGGGTGATCTTGTCGAACTCACCGGTGTCCGCCAAGCTGTTCAACCCGCGAGTTGACCAGAACCACGCCGCCGACTTCGCGGCCCATTCTGGCTGCTCCAGCAGCTCAGGCCGGCCCAGTAGATTCAGGCCCAGGGCCTCGCCACACTCGGCGTAGTTGGCCCGCCCGGTGATTTGGATCAGGCCTCGCCCAAGGAACTTGAAGCCGTCACCCGCCAAGGTATTGCCGAGGTCTGCCCGGCCTTCGTAACGACTCTGGGCTGGCGTGGGCCCCCAAAGTTCGCGGGCGTAGCGCAACTGACCGGACTCATGACCAACCTGGGCGATGAAGGCGGCCACACGCTTGAGGCCAATGATCTGGTAATGGCCCATAGATGTGTTGAGGGCAGGCGCAAAAACACGGGCTTTAACACCGGCGTTCGGGAGGATGAACAAAAGCTGTTGCACGGTGACAGGCATACTTGTTTCTCCGGACAAAAAAAATCCGCTTTAGCGGACTTTGGTGACATCGTTGGCGCTATTCGGATCATCGGGGCATTGGATAGCGCAGCTTTATTTCTGCAACCTTCGCCATCCAGACCGAATAATCCACTTCGGTTCCGGCTACCATCGCGTCGTATTCGGCCTCGTTCTTTAGCGGATCCGACTCATCGCGGTACGCTGCCTGGCGCAGCGCTTGAATCCGCTCCGCGCTCATGGGCTCGACGATTGGCGCAACGAAGTCTGCCCCGTCATAGACCCAACCCTGCTGCACCGCAGGGCTGACTGGCAGCCACACCAGCGATGGATGGAACCTTCCATCTGGATCGTCGTTCGTTAGCTCAACCACACGCCCCTCAGCCACCCGAGCCCAAACTGATTTGCTCACCATAAAATCACCACCGCACCAGGTGCCCCGCTTCCGCCGTTAAAAGTCGCCCGCGCACCGGCACCACCGCCACCCGGAACAGTCGAGGTGTTGCTATTACCGTCTGCACGATATGCGCGTGGCCCGCCACCACCACCGGTTCCGCCTTCTATACCTGAAGCGAAACCGCCAGCACTCCCACCCATATTGAGCGTGCCACCGAAGCCGATTCCGCCGCCGCCAGCAAGGTTCAACTGCCCACCTTCACCGCCGGTTGCGCTACAGAAGCTGCCGAAAGAAGACGATCCACCATCAGTGCCTGCACCCTCCGAAACGGAGCGCCCGATACCGGCAGAGCCGACGGTTACACTCACTGAGGCAACCGCAGAAACATCACACAGCTCGACAACTACACCGCCACCGCCGCCACCACCACTGCCGACACCCGGGGTATCCGATCGCCCCGCGCCGCCACCACCGCCAATTACGATTACGAAACAGCGAGTAGTGCCGGATGGCTTTGCCCAGGTACTGACGCCAGCCGTCAAATACACCTGTGAGTTCCGATAACCGCCGAACGCCCGCAATGTGTTTGCAAGCTGATTGAAATCCCCCTTTACCAGAGGGATCCCCGCGGCCTCAATTGCCTTCGCAACGTTCTCCTGAAGGTCATTCAGCCATTCCGCTGTAACTACGGTTGCCGGTACTCCCCCGGCTGGACTTCCGTTTGTGAATTTCTTATCGACCGTAGCCGACGGGCTATCGATTCTGTGCATTCTGCATTCTCACTGTGCGATGAGCTGCCCAATGGCCGTATAGCCTTGGACGTTCGGGTGAATACCGTCTGATTGCGTTAAGCCCGGGGACATGAAGTCATCCCCAATTTTGACCGGCTGCATGATGTCGATCGCAGCGACGACCCCAGTAAGCGTTGGCATCTGGGATGTCCACCACGATCGCATGTAGTTGCGCAGGTCCGGGCCTGGCTGGTTGTCCGCACCGGCCTGTGTTCCGTACATTGCATTCAGCAACACGACCTGACCGCCAGCTGCATTGATCGCATTGATCGTTGCCTGAATGTTCTGCGTGCGAGATGTTTGGCTTACGCCAAGCGCTTCGTCGTTGCTGCTCGCATGCAGGAACACCACACGGGGTGAGGCTCCCGTCACCTCTGCTATCCGACTCAAGATCTGCGCGCTTGTGTTCCCGCCAACGCCTTTGTTGACAATCAAGTTATTGCGCAACGCCGGGTAGATCAGCGCATGACGCTGCCACGTACTTTCATAGTCCGTGATCGAAAGCGACGGGTTAGGGCTAAAGAGCGTCTTCCCTTCGCAGATGCTGTCACCAATAGCAATGATGTTTGGTCGGCATAGGGTGAGATAGTCGAACTCAATCCACGCGCCCGCCGCCGACCCAGTTGTGGTCAGGACTTGGATATTTGGCGCTGAGAACCAGTCGCAGGCTACCCGTGCGCGGTACAGCCATGAACCATCAGCGCCCCGGGTGTACATCGTCAGCGAAAGGAATTTACTATCAAAATGCAGCGCGAACTCCAGCCAGTTGGCTTCATAGTTGAATCCGGACAAAGCGGTCGCGCTGTTGCGAGTATCAGCGCCGGTTGTTCCTACCAGAGTGACCTCACCCGGAGCCGCAGCAGAGGTGCCTCCCGAGCCCAACCACACTGCGACCTCTTTCGTTCCGTTAAGTAACCAGATAACACCCACCGTATCAGCGCTATAGCGAGCACGGGCCTTGCCGTAGAGGATGTAATCCTGCGCAGCAGAAGTAAAACTGATCGCTTTGGAGATACTGGAATTTGAGCCTGCAGCAGTTTTCACTTGGCGTAGAACGCTCCCCGCCAGTGTCATGGAGGCGTTACTGGCTGTCCAACCTGCTGTGGCCGTACCCTCGTCGTTAAATGTCGCATTGTCCCCGGCAATAGCAGGCAGACCACCCGCGTAGCCCGCGCCATAAACCGCCAGCCGCTGTGCGAACCAGGTTGTGCCGGCGTCTACCGATGTGAAGCGAACCAAGGTGATACTGCCCGCCTCCGGCGAGGCGAGTGATAGCACCCCGGCCGGAAGCCTGACTGATGCAGGTGGCGCCACCCATCGTCCACCTACCGCGTCCTGAGTGAAAATCACATTGATCTCGGTTGCCATGCCAGCAACCGCACCGGACAGGTTCAAGGTCGATATCGATGCGTTGAGCAAGACCCCCCAGTAGCGTCCAATTGAAGCGCTCAGCGTGACTGTGCCGCCCGATATTGCTGCACTGGTGTACTTGTTAAGCTTGGTGTTAGCGGCCTCCAAAACCGCCACTCGGCCAGTGAGCGCCGGGACACCACCGAGCGATGCCGCGTGCAAACGCTGCCATTCAGCGATGCTTGGAACAGATCCTGATTCCGTGCTTATGTAAGTGTTCTCGGCGCCATTAGCCACCTGCTTAAATATCTCGCTAGCGCCCTCGGCCTTGAGAGCGGCGGACTCCAACCGATCATTGATGTCTTCCGTACCACTCATAACGCCTCCAGGTCATTCGGTAACTCATAGTTCGCTGCAAAGAACAGCCTGTCAGCCGCTGAAAATGTCTGCTCTGCTTCGGGGGCGCCGTATGAGAAAAGAACGTGGGTGTGTGCCGGCTTCAGTTGATTGAGCTTGCACTCCAGGGAACCATTACCCCAAGAAAGGAGCGGTTCACCGGCGCAGGATCGACCCGCACGAAAGGAAATAACTGTGGTTTCAGGAGCATTAACCCGCCACGTGAAAATCCAGTCTCCGTTTGTAAGAGGATCCCCTGCTACCGATACCCCAGCACGAAATGGACGGTACTCTGTGATCGTTACTTCAAAACCAAGCGCCTTGGTTATTGCAGTGAAGTAAGCGATTGACTGCCCGCCGGTACCGTTGATTTTAGAAAGCAATGCATTACGGCGCCCCTGGAGCGTGTCCTCCAGCTTGCCGTTGCACCTATCTGGTAGACCTGCGACACGCTCCCAATCAGGTAGCAGCTCATTGATGGTGGTCGGCTCCATCTCAGCGAGCAGGTCCAGGCCTCGCCCTTCGATGCGCTCGAACTCCATGGCGAGACCAGCCAAAACTCGATCAAGTTCAGGGGCAAACTCAGGGGCCCAAGCCGGGCCATGCGGAAGCAGGCTTCTAAGCTGATCAAGGTACTGCTCTGCCGTTCTCCCTAGAGCCATGTGATGCCCCCAAAAGTCAGCAACTGATTAGGCGCAGCCACCACATCATCGTGGGGAGCAATCAGGTCGTGATCGGTTTCGCCGGAGGAACCGCTGATTGCTTCAGCGATATGAGTCAGCAGTAGAACACCGCCCAGATCAGCCTCGCGATCGTGCAGATCGATTAACTGCGCCTGTATTGCTGCCCGCACAGCAGTGGTATCGGGCACTGCATGAATCACATACGGCACCGGCGTATTGACCGGTGCCAGAACGTACAGCTCAGCTGTGACAGGGCGCAGCGGATCGACATAGGCTTTCACCGCTGCGAGCTGGGCTGGATTTGGCACGGGCTCAGGATCGCCGTCACGCATCACAAAAAGCCCAACAGTGCCAAGGCCAAGGTAATTGGCCCTACACCAAGCACGGGTGACCCCAGGCACCTCCAAGGCCCAGGTTTCGTAGTCATCAACCGAGCCGCCATGAGGGGTTACCCGATAGGATCGGATTACCCGGGCACGCAACGACTCGATGCTTTCCTTGGCGATTCCGCCTGTAAGCCCAGGTGCCAAAACGGTAAAAGTGTTGGTGACACCAGCCACCGGCTGCACCAGCGTCAGCACCAGGCCCGCATCGGCGTTGCCGAGGCCGCCAGCATCTACCGCTTCCAGCGCCACGCTATTGGGTCCGGAAACGGCGGTAACATTCGTCGTAACTCGGTAAGTTCGGCCGTCAGCCGCCTGAAGCACGGTCTCAGCGTCAACCACTGCACCCGCCACCGAAATGAATGACGCCGTTCCTGAAGCGGGTTGCGCCGGTTTCCTCGGTTGGGCCAGGCGCAACAGCGCGATCCGCTCCAGCGTTTCTTCCTCGGCCCGATCGGGCAGGATCTGGTCGGCGATCCAGTCAAGGTAACCGTATAGACCATAGGCGGTGCCAGCCAAGGTGCGAGCGAGCACCTGAGCGTCGGAACGTCGGAGCGAATCGCTGGCAAGATCGCTTTGGGTGCGATCGATCAACACCGGTAGCGAAGGCGTTTCAAACGGCATAGATCACCTGCCATGAAGGGGTAGATGGAATTTCCAGGCGCCTGCCATCCTGGATGGTCAGAACCACGCCAAGGTTTAATCGATTGATGGCGGTCCGAGTGCTGTTGATGGATACGTCCAGGACGTGACCGTCATCGAGCAGCCAGCGCAACGCCTCAGCGGCGTAGAACTCGGCGTCACGCTGGGTAGCGTCGGTGAGCTTGACTCGCCGCAGCAGCCAAAGGCGCGAGCCAATGCGATCATCTGCAATGGCCGGGTAGCTATCGCCCCACCAACCATACAATTGGTCATCGTCCACCGGGTCGTCCGTATCTGCCCGGCGCCAGGTGTAGAGGCTGATCACCACCGCACGAATCAAAGCGGACTCAATGGAAGTGTAAGTAATCATCAGCCCCCCGCGGCGGGCACACCGCTCTGACCGCTCCCCGGCTGGGTTCCTGTGTGGACGTGGCCGACCTGACTAATTCCGGCGGCCAACTGGTCGCCACCCGAAACAATCTTGCCGGTCTGATTGATCACCGGGGTTTCGAAGTTCACCGCCGTCGAGGCCTTGATATTCAGCGTGCCGGTTTCAATATCAATGACGCGACCGCGCTTCAAATGGATCTTGTCGCCCTCGTCGGTATAGATTGCCACTTCGCCCGGCGCCATGGACTGAATCCGGTACCGACGGTCAGCCGCGACCAACACCACGGCGTGGGACCGGTCGCCACCGATAAAAGCCGCCAGCACTTCGGCACCGGCCAGCGGGTTGCTGGTGAAGCCATAAGGCTCGAAGTGCTCGGCATTGTCCTTCAGCTCCCCGGCGGTCAGCCGCATTTGCAGGGACTGCATTTTCTTCAGGGCGTCGACGAGCACGACAGTGCCGCGGGCCAGCATGTTTTTCACGGTCATTGTTTTGGCTCGTAGTCGGCAGGAATCAAGTATTCGAAGTTGTCGGCTTTGCCGCCCTTCTTCAACTTCCGGTTCTTGTGCGGGTCGTGCGGTTCTGGTTCGAAACTGTCTGGCGGACCGACTTCCATTTTCGTAATCATGCCCTCGTCGGTAATGGTGTAAGTCACCCGAGCGATCAGCATCCATCGGTCAAATCCGATGATCGGATCAATAACCCGCACTAGCGTGTTGTGCTTCCAGAGTGCTCCGTTGGTTTGCCGCCAGCCCTGGACGCTGTAGGTGGTCGCCAGCGCCTTGCCCATCCGGGTACCGCGCTCCCAGTTGGCCCGGGCTAGCGCAAGCTCGCTGGTCATCTGCCCCGACTCTTGGATGATCAACACCCGCTTACGGGTCGTCCGGTCATCCGCCAGTACAGCCGAAACCTCGGCAGCCGCCGCCCCAAACTCATCGTCTGTGCCAGAGCGCTGGCCGAGCACTTGGTATTCAGAAAACACGCCGGAGAAATCCAGGGACGCGCCGCCGGTGAGGATGTTCTTGCCGACCTCCAAATGATCGAAGGCCCGCCCTTCACTGCCTGGCCGGGCCAGAACCGCCATTCCTCGCGCATCGTCTGTGGAGAACACCCGAAACAGCGTCAGCAAGCGATCAATAGATTCGAAAGCTGACTCGCCTGGCTCAATCGTATGATCGGACAGCTTCGCCCCCTCGGGAATCTCGCTGCGCACGGATATTCCATACGGCGCCGCCAGCGCTTTGACGATGGTGAGCACGCTCTGGTTGTTCCATTGCCCAGGCTTGTTCACAGCCGCACAGTCCACCAGATCTGCCGTGAGGGAACGCCCGCTGATGGTGGTGGTAATCTGCTGGTGGTCATAACTGATCGGTGTGGAAAACACCCAGCCCGTCAGCACCAAGTCATCGCCGATTCGCACATGACACTTCGAGCCTTGACGTATGGGCAGCGCAATGTTTTGGCCCGGCCACTGCCAGGTGATACTGAGCGTGAACGATCTTGCCTGATCCTCGAGGCCGGCAGTAACTTCAACCGATTTCCAGCCGGAATAGTCCAGACCATCAACCGTGAGGCTGACGGTATTCTGATCTTCGGTCATGGATTACCTCTGGGCGATTTTGATCGACGTCGGTGGGACAAAGCCTGGATGACGAATGCGATTGCGCTGCACAACTTCAGCTGAGCGTGTCGCATCACCGAAGCGCTGGTAGGCCAACACCAGTGCCGACATGGTTTCAGGTGGCGTGATGTCAACCAAACGCACGCCAGATTCAGCAACGGCTGTGAGGTGTTTCACCAGCGCCTGGCGCAGCGAATTCATCACGACATAATGAGCGGGATCCGCTTTGAGCGATGCTTCGAAGATCGCATCGCTGAGACTGTCGCGAAGCTTCAACACATCGTCGGCCACCGGAACTTCGGGCCGGACATCCGGCAAGATGGCCTGTTGCTCGACGCTCGGCGTCGAACCGCCGGAGACGGGCTGTGAGGCGATCGGCATTTCACTGATGATCAGCGCCACCTGGACTAACAACGCATCCTGAACAAGATTTGCGGCCGCTTGGGCGGCGGCTTCCGAGTCAATACCGCCTGAAGGCACCACGGTATTGATGGAGGTCACCGCCCCGACCTGCTGGGTGATGGTAGCCACCGCGTTTTTGTAGCTCGAACTGGTGTCGGCGAAAGCACTGTCCTGCAACGAAAACTCGCCGAAGTAACTGGAGAACAGCGACGACAGCGCCCCGGGTGAGTTCATCAGCGATTGAGCGAACCCCACCAGATTGGTGAACACTCCAACAAATGGGGCGAACTGCTGCTGGATGACCGAGTAGACATTCGAAAGGCTATTGCGCAATCGAAGCAGCCCCAGCCGTGCTTGGTCTACCTTCGCCATTGCCAACTTGTATCGGCCCAACGCCGACGTCAGCATGCTATCCGACGCTTTCACCACCTGCTGCTGGCTGTTGACCTTGGCCGTCGGGAAGGTCAGCGGCTTGTCTGGGTAGAACGTCAGGTCAAAGCTGACCATGCCGCCGGCGGTCAGCTCGTGGGACACCTTGCAATCGCCCACCTTGACCTGCATGCGGCCAAGCCAGGGGTGGACCAACTCGCCAGGGCCTGGGGTCTGCAATGCCTCAAGCAGCTTGTCGCGCCGCTCGAAGCAGTCATCACCGATGACCCAGGCCGTCATCGTGTGGACCTGGGCCTGTTTGCCGAGCTGCTCGAAGAACGGCTCGTTCCGCTGCGGGTATTCGTGCAGCTGTCCTTTCTGGCCGACCGGCACCGACGTCTGAGGGATCAAAAAACTGATCCCACGGAACGCCGCCGGCAACAGGTCATCGCGCCACGTCCGTGCCATGTTTTACCCCTTCATCACGCCAACGGTACGGGTACCGACGTTGGGCTTGATATTCAGCCCTGGCTGGTTGGTTTTCGGTCGCTCGATGGTCGTGCCAGGCGGCGCGCCGTTCAGGTTGATGTTCAGCTCACCGTTGAGCTTTTGCGCGTTGTTGGCCGCCGTCTGCTGTAGCAGCTGGTTGTTGTTGATGCCAAACGCCTCATTGTTCATCGCCTGGCGCGCCGCGGCAGATTGGGCCGCGCCGGCCAACAACAACTCTCCAGTACCACCGCCGGCACCCGCGTTGCGTTTTTGCTGGGCTTCGGTGAAAGCGTTCACCTTGTCCGTCGCGCTCTGGATGATGCCATCGCCACCATCCCCACCGCCGAACCACTTCATGATCGGCTCGATGATCGGCCGCAGCTTTTCCCAGAGTTGCTGGAACCAGGCTGTGATGGGGGCCCAGTTGTTGATGATCATGCCCAGCGGGGACCAGTCGAACATGGTCTTTAGGTAATCCATCACGGGGGTTGAAAGGGCCATAACCAAGTTCCAAGTGGCAGCGAAGAGCTTCGTCAGCGGCTCCCAGTTTTCCCTTATCAGCCCGATAGGCCCCCAATTTGCGAAGGCCTTCATCAACCCCCAAGCCGCGAGCACGGGCCCCTGGATCAGTTGCCAAACACGCTGAAAGTACGGCGCGACCGTAGACCAGTTGGCGATCAGCAAGCCAGCAGCCAACGCGATACCCTGGACTATGAGACCCACCACGGATTTTTTTGCGACACCATCAAATAACCTCATGGCAAAGATGGACGCAGTGACTGCCACTCGCAGTACCCCATAAGCCAGGGCAGCCCCCAAAACTCCCTTGATCAAACCTGGGTGCGCAGCTACAAGCGATGACAGCCCAGAAACCAGCGGGCCTACCAGGGTCATGAACTCATTGAACGGAGGCAGCAGCGCTGCCCCCACCTCAACTCCCAGGCGTGTGACTTTGTTGGTCAGCAGCTGCATGGAATTAGCAGTGGTCTTGGAGCGCGCAGCAAATTCTGTCTCCATGGAGCCAGCGAACTTGCCTCCGGCACCGACTGCGTCGAAGCTCTTTTTCAATAAATCCAGGTTGGTAAGCAATGGCGCAATTGCCGATACCGACTCTGTACCGAACAACTCCGTCAGCAGGCCGGCCTGCTTGGCAGGGTCCACCTTTGCAATACGCTCAAGCACATCTTCAATCGTGCCCTGGGCATCCTTCTGCATACTTTTGGCGACCTGCTTCACATCCAGGCGCAGTGACTTGAAGGCCTGAGCTTGTTGCTTGGTTGCTGCGCCGCCTTTTGTCAGCGCCAGCATGAAGTTTTTCATGCCGGTCGCCGCGACCTCACTGGGTACGCCAACGCCTGCCAGGGTTGCGCCCATCGCGGCGATCTGCCCGGAGGCCAGGCCCGCAATTGCGCCAAGTGGGCCGATGCGGGTCACAATGTCGGAGATCTGTGCCGCCGAGGACGGACCCACGTTGCTCAGGTAATTGATCTTATCGGCAAGGGCCACCACTTCTGGCTGGGTCAGTTTGAACGACGTACGCCACTTAGCCATCATGTCGCCCGACTGCTCGGCGGTCTGATCGAACGCGATACCCATCTTTACCGCGTCTTCGGCGAATTGCTTCAGCTCGCCCGCGGCGAAACCTGCCTGGCCGCCAGCGGCGACGATGGCCGCAATCCCTGTCGCTGCCATCGGCAGCCGCTCAGACATGTCCAAGACGTCCTGGCCCATCTGCTCGAATTGCTTGGGCGTCTCAAAGGTGACAACTTTGCGAACGTCGGCCATGGCCGTTTCGAATTCCATCGCCGCTTTTGCGCCGGCAATGAATGGCGCGGCAAATGCCCCGCCCTGGACCAGATCCTTGAACCCGATGTTGCCCAGGCCTGAGCTGTTCATCTGCTTGCGGAAACCCGCAACGTTTTTGCGAATGCCCGCCAGCGTCGGCGACAGCTTGTCGACGCCGGTGATCAACGCCTTGAGCTGGAACTTATCCGCCATCACTGCACCTGCTGGGCTGCGTTAATTCGTTGGGCGTGCTCCAGGGATTCACAGAGCACATCCAGTGGCCTGGCCATCATCTGTTCGGGGTCAACCTTCCAGAACCAGGCCAGGTCATAGGCGGCTGCAATCAGGTCGCCGATGGCTGCGACGCCGCACTCATGAAAAAACCGGCGACGGCCCAGCTCAAGGCGTTCAGGTCGGACAGGTCCAACTGGTTGACCGAGGACGGCGGGATGCAGGCGCAGACTGCGATGTATTTCGCGGCGACGTCCATGTCCAGGCTGACTTCCTCGTTTTTGTCGATCTTGTACGGCAGCGCCTTGATGGCCCGCACTTCCTGCACCGTGGGCCGGCGCATGGTGAGTTCAGTGATCGGCTCGCCGTGAGCCTCAATCGCGACCTGAAGCTTCTGAACGTGACTCATTGCCAGCTCCCTTTGATGCCGTCGAATTGCAGTTCAACGGTGCCGTCGTCGCCTTTCGAGGTCGGCTCGTCTACCAGGTAGGCACCGGCCAGGACGTAGACCGAACCGTTGCTGAATTCGCAGGTGACGGTCATATCGCGACCGTTGGTGAGCGCCTTGATGGGGAAGTTCGGGGTATGCACAGCGGTCATCTTCAGGTAGGCCGCCAGCTCCTCCTCCTTGAAGTAGCCGGGGTATATCGTTTCCCGTTTCTTATCCATCAGTGGGGCTTCGGCGCCACCGGTGATGATCAGCTGTTCGCCGTCGACTTTGACGTAGACGGTGCCCGCTACTTTTTGACCCATGGTCTGTGTCTCCAGAATGAAAAAGCCCGCACAGGGCGGGCGGGGTGTCGTGGGTCGGGGTTACGCCGCTTCGTCGTATTGCAGGCGGAACTGATTGAGCAGCGCGAAGATGCGCAGGCCATTGATGTAGTCCGGCGGGAACAGCACGTTGACCCGGCTAGGGTCCTGCGTGTCGCGCTCGACCACCAGGTGCTGCGCGAACAGCTCGGCATTTTCCACGTGCCCTTCCAGCTCGAGCTTGGCGTACTGCGCGATCAGCTCACCGCGGATAACCGCCGGGGTGACGATCGGCTGGCCGGCGCCGAACGCAGTGCCGTCGCTCGCCAGCTTGTGGCGACCGTACTTGCTGGTGATCACGCTGCGCATCCGGCGAATGATAAACGCCGACTGGTGCATGGTTTCGCTGTCCAGGTAGGAGTTGTCTGCCTGGCCGTAGGGATTCTTCTGATAGGTGGTGATCGAGCGCTGAATGCGCACGTAACCACCCTCGTAATACGCCGTGGCGATACCGTAGGTCAGCAAAGACTGACGCTCAGTCAGGGTGAACCGTTCACTGGCCGGCGCTGGGTCCAGGCCTGGCAGGCTCCCGCTCTGGGTGGGCCGGCTTGCATCCGCCGAGATGAACACGGCCGTGCGCCCAGCCAATGCGGCCGCCTGCTCCCACACCGGCTGCGGAACGCCCGTCTCGACAGCCTGGATGGTGACGTGCTGGTCGTTGCGTGTCTGGCCTGCCGCCACCAGGGTACCGATGGTGCCGCGCTTGGCGCTGTAGACATGGCCGAAAAGCTGCTTGGCCCAGGACCAACGCCCGGTGTTGTCGTCCATCGTGTCCTTCCAGACATTCAGGCTGGTCGTGTCGGTCCATGGCATACAGATGAATTCGAACGGCTCATCACCCAGGGCCGCCGCGGCGTCCACCTGATCAGGCACGCCGACGCCACCAGCCATTACTGTGGTGACGACGGTCAGGCCCGCCGGGGTCATTTCGCCGTTTGACTTGCCCAGGCGGTTCATGGCGATGGAGATGTCGTTACCACTTTCGCCTGTCCACTTGCAGGACAACGTCACCACACCGGCAACCGCCGCAGCCGTGACAGGTAAGTCTGGCGTTGCGTTGATTTTCACCGCCAGGGCAGCAGCGGCTACCGTTGGGGTTGCTGCGGAAGGCACAACGGACTGAACCCGGGTGCCACCGACGTACAAGTTCAGCAGGCCGGCCTCGGTCGCAGCGCCGGTGATGGTGATGGTGATGGTCGATGTCGCCACGGCGCCCGTGTCGTTCTGCAACGGCATGCACCAGATCTCGCCGATGGGGTCGACCTTACGCCAGGTTTCGTACATCGCGGCGAGCATGGAGCCCTGGCCGCCGATTTCTTTCGCCAGTGCCACGCTGGACACCAGAACCAGCTGGCCGATGCTTTCGCTGGTCGCGTTGTCGTTGACCTGGCCGACGATCAACCGGCGCATGGCCGACGATGCGCTGTTGGCCGCCGAGTTGTCCATCTCCGCATAGAACAACGGCACACGGATATCGGCCGGGATGTTGCTGAATCCGATAGCCATTATTGCGCTTCCTCAGATTTCGCCGGCGCGCCAGCTTTGGTGGATGGGGCCTTATCGGCTTTCAGGGTCACGTCGCCATCGGCCTGACGGCGGCGCCACCAGGCGTTGTCCGGAACCTCTCGGCCTTCCTTGGGCAACAGGTCGCCGGCCTCCGGGTCGGGCACAGAACGGCCAGAGGCCGGCACCACAGTGATGCGATTGGTCATGGTGTTACGTCTCCAGTGAATTGCGCTTCGATGCGCCCGTCCGGGCCAGGTCGTTTCAGGTTGGGGTCTGCTGGGTCGATGCAGTCCATGTTAAAGTTCGCGCCGGTGAAGCCCGGCAGGCCGTCCAACTCGGCTTCCTGCCAAGTCTCCGGCGGGTCGCTCGCGCGGTTTCGGCCAAGCTGGAATTCCGAGAAGAAGGTAAACTGATAAACGACCCGAGCGCGGCTGATGTGCAGCAACGCGCCCTTGCCGTATTCGATGCGGGTGTACTCCGGCCCAGGCACCCAGCCGACCAGCGACCGCCACAGCTCGGCGCGGATGTCGTGCAACAGGTCATTGTCTTCTTGTCCGCGCTCGTCGGAAGTAGCCAGGACAATCACGACGTTGAATTGGTCCGTGATGTTCTGAAGAACCATGTTCTGGGCTTTGCTGGGTGTTGCCGCGTCCGCCGTAGCAATGACGTAGGCGGCCGGCAAGGCGAGCTGGGCGCTATCGACGACGGCATCCCAGTCGATGCCGCCAGTCACCCGATCGGCAAAGGTTGGGCACGTCAGCCGCAGATGGGCAACGATGGGGTTCAGTTTCATGCTTGAGTCCGTTGGGGCAGTGATCAGCCCAGTGCGGCGGCGAATGCTGCCGAGAGAATCGATTGAACCTGCGACGCTGAGTCCTGCAGGGCATCGGCCATGTAGTTGTCGCGGGGCTGAATGCGCCACTCACCCGCAGCGCGCTCCGCCATGAGGCGGGCCCGAACACCGGCGGCGCGCCGGTTCTTCCTGCCCTTCCCCTTGCCCGGCGCGAGCTTGCCGGGCCTCCGCCCTTGCTTGACGCCATAGTGAAGGTAGGCCGGGTAGAACTCTTCCATTGCCGAGGTTTTTGTCGGCGATATCCGCACTAGAAATCCCGAGCGGGACACCTTGAAGGTGACCGATTCGACTGTCGCGCCCGTTCTGTTAACGGGGTAACCGTCCTGGCCCTTTCCCAGCACCAGGTTCATCTGGGCGCGCTGAGTGACAAGCAAGCCGACCTTTCTCATGCCGGCCCGGATTTTCCTCTTGTCAAAAGCGTCACGCTCAAACTTGTCGAACCCTTCGAAGTGCAGATAACCCTCAACCGAGGCCGAGTTAGACATAAATTCCGCCCTCCGCTTGCACCGGCCCCAGCTCTTCCACTTCAAGAACGGTGAACCGTCGATCTCCATTCATATCCGTCACCCGCCGCACTCTGTACAGCGTCGTGCCGTGCAGTACTTCGTGGGCGTCGCTGATGCCTTTGAGGAAGTAGAAAGTTATCCGGTGAGTGATCTTGGAATCGGTCTGTACTCCGGCGCTATAGACGGCTGTTCCAACGGGTTGAATCCGGGCCCACCGCTCTTTCTGATCCACGAAAATCGGGGCGAGCCCCATATCACTTGCCGGTGCATCCTGCCTAAGCCTGATAGTAATGCGCCGGTTAAGTTCCGAAGCGCCGGGCTCCCTGACCATTCCCTGCTCACGCATGACCATAATCAGAACCTCGGCGGAACGGTGATATCGGCCACCAGGTGCTCCAGGAAGTGCGACGGGAGCTCAACGAGCGCCTGGCCGACGACAAATACCTCAGCATGGCGCACCGCAGTCGCAGCTGCCATCAGCAGCCAATTGCGGACACTTGGATAGGCTTCAAGGTCGGCTTGCGCCTTGTATCGAAGACGCAACACCCCGGATGGGCGCCCGGCGGGGAAAAACAAACAGCTCTCTCGCTGACCCTGCCGGAGCTCGAACGGCCCAGTTTGTTCCACCCAGCTCCCATCAGGTTGCTGCGCGGCGATAGAGAGGATTTCGTTCGCTTGACCAATGTCCAAGGGCCGCCCCGCTTCGAAGTGCATCGGCCACTCCTCTTCGTAAATCGCCCCGCGGATTGCAGCGCCTGTTTTCGATTCGCACTGACCCGTCACACCTGGGATAACGATTTGCTCGATCAACTCAGGTTGCATATCTTCCGGCTCCATCCGACATTGATATGCAACCTGAGCCAGTGTCAGGACGGGATCGCCGAAGTACTCGATTCGACGGGCCATGGCTTAGGGCTTCTCGTCGGGTTCTTCGGGATCAACCGGGTCAACCGGGTCAACCGGGTCAACTGGGTCAACCGGGTCTACTGGGTCTACTGGGTCAACCGGGTCTACTGGGTCTACTGGGTCTACTGGGTCAACTGGACCTACTGAATTAACTGGATCTACCGGGTCAGTCGATTTACCGCCTTTCTTCCCTGCTGTTTTCTTCGCACCACTAGCTACAGGTGCCTTATCAGGCCCGCCAGGGGCTACATAAGCTGTTGCGCGTCCCGACTTGATCAGCGAGGCGGCAGCATCGCTATCGAAACCCGCGATTTCCCCAATGGCATAACCACGCCATTCCTTTTTGAAGGTGACAATCTTCGTGTCGGTCATGATGCTACCTGTATAGGAAATTGGCTCCGCACACGGGCGGAGCCTAGGGATTACATACCGGCGCCCCAAGTGATGCCGGTACCCACAGAGATCGACTCGACGTGACGCGGGCCAAAGTCGTGCTTGCTGATCACGCGGATCAGTGTCTGGTCGCGCTGGAACGCGCTGACCGTATTGCCGGCGCCGTCCTTGTAAGACGCCTCGGTGCTGATCGCAATCGCCAACGTGGTGTCTTCACCGATGTAGCAATCGGCGAAGTTCACGAAGTAAATCTCCGACTCGTTACCACCAACGCCCAGGTTGACCGGAACCTGAGTCGTAAGAGCCACTGGATAGCCCTTCAACATGCCACCGTCGATTTCCGGGTAGGCCTTGTTGCCGTTGCCGTCGCGCAACGATTGCAGCCAGCGAATGGTGCGTGGCGCCATGATCCAGCCGCACCCGGCCAGATCCACGTTGGCAGCTTCCAGACGCAGCATCATTCCGCCCAGGTACAGGTCAACGATGGTAAGCGTTGCGCCCGCAGGCGCACCCATCACGTTCCCGGGCAAAGCCCAGTAGCGCAGCCCTTTTGGCAACGACCCGGTACCAGCACCGCGGATGAAATGAAGATCTTCCGACAAGCCCATGCTGACCGCTAGATCGCTGCTGACCTGGGCGTCGATGCGCGGATTGACGCCCGCATAAGCCAACAGGTCATTGGAGATCGGCACGATCGCGGCGGCTTTCTTGGCGGAAAGCTTGAGATCGCCGAACTGCATTTCAGTGATCGCAATGTCCTCTTCGGTACCCAGGTAGGTCACCTGAGTGTTGCCCAGGACACGGGGCATGGTCAGGTTGCCGTTATTCAACGGCAGGCTGATTGCGCCCATCTTGCGCACTACAGACTTCGGCCGCAGCGATTCGATGACACTGGTGCTGAAGTTCTCTGGCACCAACACACCGCCGGATCCAGGGGTAACAGTAGAAAGCGCCATGTGCACATCGGCACCGTATCCGCCCGTCTTGGCCATCTCGGCAGCGACCTGCTGATTGCCGCCGGCCTGGACCATCAGACGCACCATTTGCGCCATCGCCACACCAGGCTTCGTAGGTTCGCTATGGGTGCTGATGTGCGTGGGGGAGCCTTTATTGCCCTGCGCACTTTCCTCGACAGGCACCGCCGTTGCCGCCGCGATACGCTCTGCACTTTCTGCGCGAGTAATCTTCGCGGTCATTTCGTTGATCTGGTTTTCCAGTTGCGCAAACTGCGCAAGCTGCTCGACGGTGAGGCTAGCGCCACCTGCCTCGATCTGGGCTAATGCCTGGACCTGGGTCACGAGCTGGGCGCGTTCGCTACGCATTTGAAGTACAAGGGACATGGTGCCTCCTGGGCATTAAAAAACCCGCACATGGCGGGCTTCGACGAGTGCCGCGAACGCGGTCAGCTCAGTGTTTGAAGATTCAGTGCAGCGGCACGGACCGCGATGCGACCGCCCTGGCGATTTGCCCGGCTCAACGCAACGGAGTGGGAAAGGTCATCAACCGCCTGTTGCGGGCTCTGCATGCGGTCAGCCAGGCCGGCGCTGATGCCCGCCTGCCCACGATATAGCCCCGCCTCCGTCGCCACGACCTGCTGTACAGACAGCCCCCGGTACTCAGCAACCGCATTTACGAAGAGCTGATAGCTCTCTTGCACGACGTCGTTGAGGTATTTAAGCGACTGATCGCTCAAGGGTTCGTGGGGACTGAGGTCGTTTTTGTGAGCACCGGCAAACACCGTGGTCACCTTGACTCCCATCCCCTCCTCCATCTTGGACCGGTCCATGTGGCTAGCGGTGACGCCGATGGAGCCGACACCGCTGGTCTGGCTCACCACCAGTTCACTACAGGCCGATCCCAGCAGGTAGCCGCCACTGTAGGCCATGAAGTTCACGATGCCGGTGATCGGCTTCTGCTGGGCCATTGCGCGGATATCTGCCGCCAACTCAAACGCCCCCACGGCAGAACCGCCGGGACTGTCGATGTCCAGCACTATCCGCTCGACCATGGGATCAGCAACGGCGTTTCGGATTTGCCCCCGCAACTGCTCGTAGCTGGTCATCGTTTCGCACATACCGATATGGCTTCCGCGACTGACCAGTACACCGCTAACGGGGATCACCTCGATACCGGTGCGAGCGATCGCGGTGCGGCGTTCCTCTTCACGCTGGGCGATGCGGTCCATACCATCGTCCGACCAAAGGCCCGCAGCTCCCGTGGCGCCGATGTTGACGATGTTCAGACTCATAACCTGGTTGGCCCAGCGAACGCCCAGATCCAACATATCGGGCATCACCAGCAGCGGCTGATTGAACAGTAGACTTGAGGCTCTCAAGTAGTTTTTCATTGCGCCAGAATCCTCTCGATTTCCGCGTGCTGCATTTCAAGTTGAGCGCGCACAGCGGGATTAGTCAGGTCGGCACCGGATTTACCCGCATCCACCATGTTGAGTGGTTGCAAGTAAATTTCGCCACCAGATACCGGCGGCATGTTTTCCAGGCGCCGGATGTCGTTGACGCTGAGCCAGCCCCATTGCCGTCCGATGGCATAGGCTTCGTAGCGGCTCTTTTGATCGCCACGCAACAACCCGGAGAGGTTGAATTCGATGAAGTAGTTGCGCCGGTCAGCAGGCAACAAGAAATCGCGCATCATCGACTGTTCGTGACGCTTGACCCACGGCAACAACGCGAACACCACGAACTGAATCATCAGTTGCTCTAAGGTGTTGTAGTTGGACTTCTCAAGGTCGTTGACCATGGGCAATGGGATCTTGTAGATCCGGGCGATATCGGTACCGGTGGTTTTAAGGATCCCCAGCACCTCGGCATCGACGTTGTTCATGGAGACAGGTTTGAAGGTCATCCCCTCTTGCAACAACGCAACCTTCTTGGCGTTGTCCATACCACCGAACTTTTGGCCCCACTGGTCGACGATTTTGTCGATGCTGCTCTGGTCCTTGATAGCGGGCGATTCCCGCGGGCGCTCGATTACTCCGGAAACCGTCACGCCGTTGGCGAAGCTCTTGCCCGTGTATTGCCTGACGGCCTGAGCAAGCCCCAGGGATTCGGCGTGCACCTCAATCGGCGACAGGCCCACGTAGTGGTTCGTACTAAACCACCGCACGTGGTGGACCAGGCGCATCGGCAGCGCCTCGCCGCCTCCGACTCGATAGTACGGCAGCATGTCGCCGCCCTTAAGAACCTGCACTTTGTCATTGCACAGCGGCCAGAGCGCCACAATATTGCCGTCGTCCCGCCGGTCGATGAAGCTGTAACCATTGCCACGCAATCCGGCGGCGCCCTGCATGCATTCCATGAATTCGTACGGAGTCTGAAATCCGTTCGGCTGGTACCGGAGCACGTCATAGGCCGGATGGTTGATCGCGGCTTCCCGCTGGCCGTTGCCTAACCGTTTGTACATATCACAAGGCAGTTGCCCCATCGTCTCGGCCAGCAGCGTGACACAGTTCTGCAGGATCGGCAGGCCTAAGGCTGACTCCGGTGTGACCTTCACCCCTGAGCTGTTTCGCCCGCTACCAATCAGCCCGCGCCAAAAACCGCTCTTCGTTTCTGTGAGGTTGCCGCGCCCATCGCCAAGCACGCTTGAAAAGAACATGCTCAACCTCCTTTGGGTTTAGGTTTCAGCGCAGCGGCGGCACGATCCGCCAGTCGGGACCAGGCCATTAACCCAACACCCGCAACAACACACGCGGCAGGAACGTGAACCATTGCCACACCGCCGACCAACAGGCCAAAGCCCAGCAGCCCTGCCACCCAGGACAGGATGACCAACTTCATATGCCAACCCCTTCGTCATAGACAGATGTGCCGCCGCCCACCGCGGCCTTGCCGCTGATGCCGGTAGCCATGATTGCGGCGACGATGCCGTCGATACGGCCGGTCGCCTTTGCCTTGTCGGCCTTGCGGTTGCTGGCTGGGTCAGAAACGATCACCGCGTTGCCGGCGTTCCAGGTCATCACCGGGTTGCCGTCATGTCGGAGGGTTTCGACTGTCTCGCTTTCGATCAGCTCCCACTCGCCGGGATCCAGGTCAATAACGTCGTCGCCCTTGGCCTGAGGAGAAAGGCCCAGCAGGCGCCGCTCAAACTCATCGACGGCGGGCCCCATGTCTTTGAACCCTTGGCCGAACCCCACCATTTCGGGCAGCGTAATGTCGTATTCCGACATCAGTTGCAGCAGGTCTTCGATCCGCCAGCGGTCGTACGCGATACGCTCTACGCCGAAATACGCCGTGATCGTGACAAGACGGCGCAACACATGGAGTTTGCTGATAGCCCGCCCAGGTGTTGTTTCGAGGTGACCGGCCTTGACCCACATTGCATAAGGCACCTTGTCGCGATCTTCCCGGCCTTGCAGGTCGTCGTCCGGGATCCAGAAGTACGGCAAGATTCTCCAGTGCGGATCGTGCGCCGCCGGCCAAAACAACAGAACGAACGCCGTCAAGTCCGTTGTACTTGCGAGGTCGAGCCCGCCGACGCAACGACGATTGCGCAACATCCGCATCGGCACACGCTCTTCCGCCTGCTTCCAAACCGCCCAGGAAATCCATGGGGCGTCCGCCTGAGTCCACTCACAGAAGTTCAGGCGCCGCACTACCGACTCTTGAGCCGGCAGCCCTCGGGCGGCCTTGACCTGTTCACGCAGGTACTTGCGCCCGGGGATGCCATCAGTCTGGCCGGCGGCGATGTGGTCGAGCGAGGGGTTGACCTTCGCCCAGCAGCTTTCGTCCTTGAACGGATCGTCGCCTTCGTCGAGCGAACAGATGAAAGCGAAGAAGCTGTCGTCATCTTCGATGCCCGCGCAGATGCGCACGCCCAGATCGTGATACTGGCCGCATACCGTTTTCTTGTCGGAGCCGCTGTTGGTGATCATCACCACCATAGCCTTGCGGCGGTTCTTGGTACCGGCACGCATCATGTTCACGGTGGCGGCGGTTTTGTGCTCGTGCACCTCATCAAGCAAACCGATGTGTGGCCGCGGGCCTGACTTTCCTTCGTCGGCACTGATCGGCCGGAAGAACGAATTGGTATTGGGGTAAAACAGGTTCCATACCTTTTCGTCGCGCCCCGACTGCACCAGGCGTGAGCGGAGCTTCTTGGACATGTCGACCATCGACACGGCGTCACGAAACAGGATCATCGCCTGGTCACGTTTGGTCGCAGCGGCATAGATCTCGGCGCGCTGTTCGCCATCAGACACGAGGCCATACAGACCAATACCGGCCACTAGCGGGCTTTTGCCGGAGCCCTTTCCGGTTTCGATGTAACCCAACCGGAACCGGCGAAACCCGTCTACCGTCATCCAGCCGAACAAACTGCCGATGACGAACGCTTGCCACGGGGCCAGTAGGAAGGGCATGCCTTCGTAGTCGCCGCCGTTGAGGCATAGCACCTCTTCGAAAAAGCCGATGGCTCGGTTGGCTTTGGCAAGATCCCAGATTAGACCGCGAGACGGCCCGTGTTGCAGGTCCTGCAAATGCCGCTTGCAGGCATTGCGGACATCGGGCCCGGCGACTAGCTCGCCGGCCAGCACCCTAAGGGCGAACGCGCTGACACGATCATCAGTTGAAGTACTTGTCTGCGGCGTCTCGTTGCTCATTTGGGAATAGCTCACCTTGCGGCGCCGGCGACGTTTTCAGATTGCGCCGTGACATAGGCGACAGGCCAAACTGGGCGCCGGCGGTGTTGGCGCGCTTTTCGGCGTCATTCGCAAGCTGGCGAAGGACGTGCATTTGCTGCGCGCCGGTTTTGAAGGTCTGGATGTCGCCGCCCAGGTCATCATCGGAAGCTTGGTTGCGCTTCGTGATTAGCCGCTGGTACCGCCTCCAATCAGCGGTCGCCTGGCAGTAGGTCGCCAACGCCATCGAGTCCAACTTAGAAACGATGCCCAGCGAGATCAGCGCCGGTACCAGTTGTTCCCACTCCGCGACTGCATCAGCCGAAAGGACATCCGGCATCGGCGGTGCGCCAACTGGGACCAACGGCGCCGCGACTTCGGCCAGCAGATCGCTGACATTTTCGCGACCACGGTTTCCTTGCAATAATTTCAGCGCCGCCGGCGTTCCGGGGCGACCTGAGTTTCCGTTTCCGGCCATAAAACAACCCCTTACCTGTTGATACCCCCCCTCCCTCATTTTTCCCGACTTTGCGTAAAGAGGGGGGCGAGCGGTCTAGAAGGAAGTCCAAACGAAAGTTTTTCACCCCCCCTCCCCTCAGGGTGCGCTTTTTTGGTGCGTTTTCGACTGAGGTCATCGATTCCAGTGGTGCCCGGGGTCCACCGGGCGACCGTCAGCGTTGCAGCCAGGGACCGAACCAGTCCGCTCCATCCGTTGCTTCGTCGAGTCGTGGCAGAACTTACAGAGGCTCGCCCAGTTCTTCGGGTTCCAGAACAGCTTCCACGCAGCCTTGAGCTGCGCCGGATCACCGCTATCCTTGGCATCCTTCAGCTTGGGGGCAATCTTGTGGTCGACGACAGTTGCCGCCACAGGCCGAAGGTCAGTCGAACACATCGTGCAATACGGGTTCTCACGCAGGTGTCCATCGCGAGACTTCTGCCACTTGTACCCATAGCCGCGTTCGGTGCTGCTCCCTCTGCGCTCATCTGATACCCGGCTCATTAACCCATCTTCCAAACACGCGCCAGATTCCCTGCACTCTGGCAGACCGAACCTACGAACACGGCCAGCAACAGAACCAACGGCCAAGAATTTGCAGGCATCACCAACAGCCCCTTGCCGATGTACACCACGGCAGACCCGGCGGCGACCATCACCAACCAGGCGAGACAGCTCATGTCCCGACGGAACCGGGCACCACGACGACGGAACGTGAACAAGCGGACGAACAAAGCAACGCACAGCCAGAACGTGGCCTGCGTCATGATTTGCGGTACCAGAGGACTATCCATCCTGCCTCCCTTGCTGTTCAGCAATGAGGCCGCGCCGCTTGATGACAGCCAGCGCGACAGTAACCACCACAACCGACGCACCAAACGCGGCCGGCCCGGTGTACTTGAATGGCCTGGTACCGAACAGCTCAACTTCAGCCATACCAGGGGCGAACATGTAGCCCATCACGAAGGAAACCAGCAAGAACAGAACGCGCTTCCAGACAGGCAACTCTTCCGTGGTGGTGAAGAACACCAGCGAGCCAGCCAATGCACCAATAACGGCGAGCATGTCGACACCCGCCAACAGGCCAGTTGCAGCCAGCCCTACACCACCGGCCACGACAACAGTTGCCGGCTCACTCATGCTGATTACTCCATCGCAGACACCCAAGGGGCCGAAAATAAAAACCCCGCCGAAGCGGGGTTAGGTGACCGGCCCAGGGTGGCCGGGTGAAGCTGCACAGCACGTGCGAGGGAAGCGCCGGGGCGCAAATTCCATATCTTGGGGACTTTTTACCTGTCTCCGGAAAAACCGAAAAGGGGTAGTTTTCGGTTGGTTAACTCGACGCAACTTTGACGCACTTTGAGGCGGACATGAGGCAACAAGGCCAGACGAACGGCAGCTAGCAAGTCCTGACCCGCGCAACGCTGGAAGCCCTCGTAAGATCAGTCTCCGCCGACTTCAAGCGCCGGTTCCGTGCCCGCGGCGGCGCACTTCGCGCAGTCAGGATCACCAGAACCTGCTGATGCAGGGCGTGAACCCAGTTTCGATACGTCCGATCCGCATCCTCGCCCAGGCCCAACAGTGGCAACTGAGATCGGACCGACCAGGCCGGGCGAGGCAGGTAACGATTACGAGCAAGGACAACAAGCAGTGCTCCCTTCTCCGATTGGCGCTCAAGTTGTGCCAGGGCGGCGGCGACTTCAAGCGCCGCGTGGTCCATTCCTCTCCCAGACGCCATCAGCAAATCGCGAGATCCCGGGGTGGCACGCGGGGCACAGCCGCCCCACTCCATGATCGTTGCCATCGGGCTACCCAGCCCGCCACCTTCACCTACCTGATTGCATTGGTTGCCCCAATGCAGCAGCAGATCTTCGACTCCCTCAATCATCGCCCTTCCCCCTGAAAAACCAAACCCGACACAAAAAACACTCTACCCAACACAAACCCAACACACCCAAAGGCCTTTAAATTCAATGGCTTTAAATAAGATGTGTTGAGTGTGTTGGGTGTGTTGGGTTGAATGGTCCTCGCATAAGAAAAAAACATCTCTGTCGTGGCTTCTAATAACGTCGCCCATGCGCGTGCGCGACGCCAAACCCAACACACCCAACACACAGGCCGCAAAGCCCCGGAATAGAACGCCTTAAACTGTGTGGGGTATCGAAAACCAACCCAACACACACCCAACACACCCAACACACTTTTGGACGGATTCATGCTGCAGCTGCCTTGATGTGGTCCCAGTTGTCGACGTTCCAGCCCGCCAGGCGCGCAGCGGCCCGCCAAGCAACCACCGCCTTGCCCAGATCGGCCGAACTGAGTGATGGGGGCTGGGAAGCCTGCTCATCGCGAGGAAAGAAGAACGCCCCAAACTTGCGATTACTGCCATCGGTCCAGGGTATGGCGCGAGTCTTGTCTACCTCCGAACTGATGAACAATGAAAACTTCGTCTGGCTCATCACATGCTCTTTGTTGCGATGGCACCACTCCAGGAACATCGCGTAGAGGTCTGTCGACAAACAGGCGCCCCACATATCGCGTCCCAGCTCGCCGTATTGCCATAGGAACAGGAACGTTTGCCAACTCGCCCGACTCAGTGCCACCAACCGCTCTCGCGCATCGGTGCTCGGCGGTCGTGTTCGCTGATCGAAGTCGCCCAGGTCAATGGACAACAACCACGCATACAGCGCCGCAACACCACCGTTCGCCAGCTCTCTGCCGATAGCCTTCTGACGGTCTACCGGTAGCGTCTCCATGGGCCACAGCACCAGCATCCGGCGGTCGCTCGGGGCAATCGGCCACGGCATAATCTCGTTGCTCAGGAACACGGCGTTCATGTGGTTGGCTTCCTCCCAACCGTTGATGAACTTCGACTCCATGCGTACCGTCTTGCCCGTGACCAGATGCTTGATCTTCCCCACCTGGTTGTAACGCTGGTCACGACTCACGACCTCTTCGAACACCGCCCAAAGCTTGCGGCTTTGCCAGGCGTTGAAGTTGCTTTCCAGCTGCGTCTGCCCAACCGTGGCCGCGTACTGGCCGTAGAGCATCCCGAAGGCGTCAGCGAACAACAGGCTTTTGCCGGATCCTTCCATAGTCGAATGAGCCAGCACTGCCGTGTCCATTTTTGCGCCCAGGTGCTGCAACGGGTACGCCAACCACCGTATCAACCAAGCGCTGGATGACTGATCGTGGTTGCACAGGAAAGAAATCAGCCACCGCAGGTTTTCGCAGGCGCCGTCATCGCGGGCGGGCTCCATGGGGAGCCCGTCAAAGGTATTGATATAGACGTTGGGATCCTTGGTCATCGTCGGGTCAAATACGATGTTCTCGACGTCGACCACCCGCCGCTCCGGGCTGTTCAACCACATGCCGTACATGTCGCCCAAGGCCATTTTGACTGCGCCCTCAGCCACGCGCCGTTTCTTCTCGCGGTCCCAAACATCTTTGGTGCCATCGATGTAGACGTACCGCTCAATGGGTTCAAGGTTCAGCGCACCGCCCTTCTTACCCGCCATCTTGCGGGCCTGCTCGATCTCCTTAACCTTGTCATCCGAGATCAGCTTTTTGAGCGTGTCATCCATCCACTGTTTCGCCAGCGGCTTGCCAACCCTCGCCTCAAACGCGGTTTTCTTCATCACCCGCGCCTTGTCGAGGTCCCACACGTGTGTGGTGCCTTCAACAAGCACATAACGCCTGAGCACTTGCTCATACGTCAGCTCTTCCCCCGCACCCCCGTCAGCAGCTGGAGCGGCCTCACCGGGAGCCGAGCCGGAGTCCTGCCCGCCATCATTCGAAGATGGGGCTGGGGGAAGATCGCCTGGGTCTGGCCGCGCCGAGTGCTGCATGCCCAGCATACGCGCCGCGTCCTTCACCGCTTTCGATTGGTCCCCGTCGTGCTCGAGCAAACAGAACACCTCGAACGCATCGTTCTGGTGACCGTTTGCCAACGGGTCTGCCGCATGATGCGAATACACCTTGCCGTCGTCGCTGACTGTGACGCCGGGCAGGCCCGTGCTGCTCTGGGGGTACAACCACTTGGCGCCGCGTTTGATGTAACCATGAGCGCGCAGCAGCTCTTCAACATGGTGAGACCGATTGAACTCATCAATGACGGAAGGGGGTTTGCCAGCGGCCGGTGGCGGCCGTTTTATGACTTTCGCTGGTGGTCGCTTTGGCTTTGGTGCCCACGGGCACGCCGCCTCGGCATCCCGCTTGAAGATGTCCCAGTTCTGCCAGATCGCCAACAGATCGGCAGGCAATACGGGCAAGCCCTCCGTAGCGTTCGGCGGAGTCCGCCACGCGTACGGCTTGCCGGTTCCAGGATGGATAGACGGTGGCAGAACATCCTGCACCAGGCCGGCGCGCAGTTCGAGCACGGTAAAGCGCTTGTACTGCTCCGACTCGACCTTGGCCGCCGCCTCCCCTTCAACGTCACCCGCCGCTTTTGCGGCCCTGGCCTTCGCCGTTAACGCTTTGTAGATTGTCCCGTCCGGGTCGTTTTCGTTCGGCCAGGCAAGCGAATGCCGGTTCAGCTCAACGCCTTCTGGTACTTGAAACAAGACACGAAACCGCGCCGGGTTACCGACGACAGTTGGGAACACCAACGCCATTGCATCCAGGTCCAAGCCCAACAGCTCGTACAGAACGTGTCTGGTCCATTGGACGTCATCAACATCCAACGAACAGATGCGGCTCGGCCCCAGGACGACGCCGAGGTTGTGGTGAGGGTGTGTTTGCCAGAAAGCTTCAGCAGTGTCCGCCGAAGTTAAGTAACCACCCGGCTTGTTCCAGCCCATGCCCTTCGGCGCTTTTTCACCCGGCTCAATCGAGACGAGAGCCAGGCCAAAGGTTTCAATGTATCGACGCGCCCACGCCGCCGTGGGCGCTGTGTTTATCGATTCACTCATCTACGCCGCTCCCGGAACCCCTGGCAACTGACACAGGTTTCGCAACCCTCGATAGTCTGCTGACGAAGTAACGGGATGGGTTCATCGCAGTCTTCGCAAAACTGCGCGCTGACACGGGACCGGGGAACGTGTCGATTCCGATGCAAAGCGACGTCAAGAAGGTACTGGGCCTGGTCATTGGCGCGATCGATGTCATCAGCCATTTTCGCGATCCTCCATCGCCTGGCGCGCACCAGCCATAATGCCCAGCACCGCACGAATCACATCGATGCCATGCTTTTCCAGCAGCGCGACTTCGTGGGGCTCCCACACGTTGTCGGCGGCACCTTCGTGCATGCTCGATACAAACTCACCGGTTTCATGCAACAAGCGCCCTACCGACTTCAACGCCTCTTTAGTGGGCGCTGCGGGCTCTGGCTTGTACCAGACCATCCCCGCAGGCCTCATCAGCGCATCCAGCAGCGCGGGATTACAGGTCAGCCGAATGACCTCTTCCAGTTCATCCGGATCGAGCCAGCGGCGTTCTTCATCGTGTTTGAGTTTCTTCTGAAGGGTGTCGTAATCGATCACCATGTCCAGGGCCAGAGCCGTGACGCCACCCTTGTAATCGTGGCCGGCCCGATACAGCGCTTTGCGAAGCGAAAGAACCGGCCCAAAGGCCGGTGAATGGTTCGAAGTGCTCATAACCGTAAATTCCCCATTTACGGCCTAGCCTTAGGAACGGGCACGCCCTATCCTACGACCACGACCGATATGCATGTGCTGTGTGTCGTCGTAGCCGGGCTGGGGGATTCTTTGGTGAGAGGCCCCAGTCCGGCACCCTTACGCTGCCATTTGTTTTCGGCGGCTACCTACCGGACGGATCTCAACGCCAGATAGCTTCCCATCGGCGTCTTTGATCACGCGGATATCTCGACCACTGAGGATCATTTGAGAAACCGCACTTTGGGTCACGCCCAGGAGCGCCGCCATTTCGAGCTGACTCCTATCCTTTGCGAACTCACGCAAAGGCACTCCAAATTCAACTGTCATTCTCAATTCCTCGGAACGGATGCAGAGCCAAACATTAGCTCAGCTCATAATCCGTTGCAAGAAAAAACAACCGCTACTCTTTGGGCAGCATAAGTGATGCTTATAGAATTGCTGCCATGACAAAAAAGCCGACCTACATCGCCGAAGAAGCCGCCCGCCTCAAAGGCATTTACAAAACTCGCAAATCGGAAGACCCGAGCCTGAATCAGGACAAGGTCGCCGAAGCATGCGGCTGGTCAGGCCAAAGTGCCGTAAGTCAATACATGACAGGGAAGATCGCCCTGAACCTACCTGCGTTATTAAGCCTGAGTCGCGCCCTTCGTTTCGCGCCCGAGAGCGTCAGCCCTCGCCTCGCGGAAACGATGGCTCTGGCAAATAATGTTTCGGCATCGAACGCCCCGTCACAAGGGGACGTCTACCGAAACACCACGGAGATGGGATCGGCGGGGAGGCTGTTACCTGTGATTGGATATATGAAAGCGGCTGCTTACCATGCAGGACGCGGGGACTTTGAGCCCGGTGACGCTCAAGAATGGGTCGAAGCTGGGGGGCCAGCAGGACCACGCGCGTTTATCCTACGGGTCGAAGGCAGAAGCATGGAACCGGACTTCATGCCAGGGGACAAGGTAGTAATCGACCCTGATATGGTCTGGAAATCTGGTGACTTCGTAGTTGCAAAACGTCAAAACGACAAGGCCGTCACCCTTCGACAGCTCACCGAGGAAGGGGGCGATATGTTTCTTCATGCAACCAACCCGAACTGGCCCGACCGGGTCATTAAGATGAATGACGAATGGGTCGTATACGGTAGAGCACGACGGAAAATCGTCGATCTGTGACACAGTGACCATACCAAACGAAACCCGCCATTCGAGCGGGTTTCTTTTTGGTCGCCGATAAAAAACAAGCAAATATCAGTAACACTATTGACTTAAGAAACAACGAATACTAATTTTGTCTCGTATCCCTCTCACCAAAGAGTACGAGACATGCAGACAACACAGCACAGCCCCACCCGCTGCCCGGTCTATCTGCACCCGGCAGCCTGCACCAGCCCGAAGGCCGTTGAAGCGATCCAGAATCGCACCGGCCTGCTGGTGATCGTCAACACTGGCCGCGTCGCCCCCACCCTTCCCGCTCGCGCTGTAAAGGCAGATGACTTGGGCCCATGGGGAGGTGATGCAGCATGAAGCCGATACTGATTGGCCTCGCCGGCCCGGCCCGCTCGGGCAAATCAACTGCCGCCGATCACCTGGTGCGCAACCACTTGCTGGAACACTACGCGTTCGCCGACCCGCTGCGTTCCGGGCTGATGGAAATCTTCAACCTCGACCCGGACGACTTTGAAGGGGCCAGCAAGGAACAGCCAGTGGAATGGCTGGGCCGGTCACCGCGAGAACTCATGCAGTCGATGGGCACCGAGTGGGCGCGCCAACTGGTGCACCCAGACGTATGGGTAAAGATCGCCGAACAGAACCTCAACTACCTGCAAAACACCCTTTCGAGCGTGGTCGGTTTTGTTGTCAGCGACGTTCGCTTCGAGAATGAAGCGCAATTCATTCGCCAACGCGGCGGCACCATCGTCCACATCGTGCGGCCCGATGCACCGGCAGTGAATCCACATGTCAGCGAGGCGGGGATCCAGCACCAACCCGGCGACATCACCGTTTACAACTCCCGGTCCATCGAATCCCTTCGGTGTCAGCTGGACGGCTGTGTCATTGCCGTTCGACGGGGCACGAAGGCCCAGTCGGCAGCCTGAGGTAACGCCATGAACCGCACCCTGGATCAAACCGCCGCCCTATTGGGCCTTAAGCCCCGCGCCTTTCGTACCAGGCTCCGGGAACTCGGCGTTCTGAACTCTTCCGGTGACCTGGCCAGCGCGCACCGTGAACGCGGCTATCTCTTCTCGGACCCGCGTGTGCGCTGGAACCCCACCACCGGCAAGCCCGTGCACTACGCCGTCGTGATGGTGAAGGAAGCGGGCGTCGCGTGGATTGCCAAGAAGCTGGATATCACCATCACCAAAAAGGACGCTGCAGCATGAAACCCAACGCCATCAATTCCGCTGTAGGCGCCCTGAAGCTGGTGCCCATGTACCTCAATCACCCGACGGTGATCAGCCGAGCCACGCTTATCGGCGCCTCTGCCGAAGCTGTTCAATTGCTGGAGGCCTTGCCCTGCGTCTCTGTTGAACTGGCGGAAGTGTTCCGCTGTGTCGACGCGGTGATCGGTGATGGCCATGTTGCCTACGTTACCCCCGTCAACTGCCCGGAATACCCCTATGGCGCCGTCGTTTCAGACGCCAAGGGCAACGTCCTGGCAGCGGCCAAGGGCAAGAGCAAAGAAGGTCTCGCCGAACTGATCCGCCTCAAGCTGGTGCCCCTGATGGAGGGGCATGGGGAGGATTCCGCGTGAGCACCACCCTGGAACAACTTCGCCGCCAGTTCGCCACGCCATGCCCGAGCCTGACCGCGGTGCGCGAGCAGTACTTCGCGCACATCCGCACCGACCGTTATTTGCTGAGCGAAATCAAGGCCGGACGGATCAAGCTGGTGGTCAAGCGCCTGCACTGCTCGGCCCGGGCCAAGCCTGTCGTTTACCTGCACGACCTGGCCGCCTACCTCGATGCGCAAGCAACGAAGCAAGCGGCCTGATTCAACGGTGCCCCCTGCCGTCCAGGGGCAACAGCAATCAAACCAAATGAGGCACAGCACATGAGCAAAGCACGCCCCTTCATCGACACGCTACGGGACATCGAGGCCGGCGGGCTGCTGGACGAACTCACCGAGACCCAGCACAGCCTGATCGACGCCATTCGCCTGACCGGCAAAGGCGGCGAACTGACCATCAAGCTCACTTACAAGCCTGATGGCGGCGGCCAGATGACCGTGAAGGCAGACGTCAAATCCAAGGAGCCTGTCCTGTCCCGCGGCACGTCGCTGTTCTTCCTGACACCGGAAGGCAACATCACCCGCCGCGATCCACGACAACAGGAAATACCGCTGCGCAGTGTGAGTGAAGACCTGCCGCCGGAGACGATGCGACAGGTCAGCCAATAACCCCCACCACAAACCTCTCACCGATTTATCCCCCTGGAGCACATCCAATGCAACAAGCCATACAGCACCTGACCGCCCTGGCCCAAGCCCTCGGCAAACCGATTGATCATGAAGGCCTGGCCGCGCCAATTGCGCTGGTGCCGGACGGTGTAACGCTGGAAAGCCTGGAACACTTGCTGCCCGCACCAACCCGCATCAAGCAAAAGCTGACCGTGCTCGATGCCGAGTCGTTCATCAGCTACGTAAACCGCTTTGCCACTCAAGCAACCGCGGTGTTCTGCAACGGCCCTGAAGGCCGGACTTTCTCTGCCGTCATCGACTACCACGATCCAGCCGCACCAGCCTGGCGCGATCACGTGGCGACCTACCGCTGCCCGACCACCGTTGAGTGGGGTAACTGGAAAACCAGCGACCGCAAGCGCATGGACCAAGCCAGCTTCGCCGAATTCATCGAAGACAACGTGAAGGACATCACCCACCACCCCGAAAACGACAACACGCCAAGCGCTGCCGACATGCTGGAAATCAGCCGGACACTGGAAGCCAAGAAGAACATCACTTTCCGCCAGGGTACCCGCCTCGACAACGGCCAGGTGCAACTGACCTACAACGAGGAAATCGACGGGCGCGCCGGCGAGACCGGGCAGCTGCGCATCCCCGAAGAGTTTTACATCGCGCTCAAGCCTTTCCTTGGCGGTGACACGTTCTGCGTGCCGGCCCGATTCCGCTACCGCATCCAAGAAGGCCGCCTGCAAATGTGGTTCGAACTGGTGCGCCCGGACAAGGTACTGGAAGAAGCCTACAACGCGGTGCGCAACAAGATTCTGGATGCCATCAACGACGTGCCGCTCTACGAAGCCACGTTCTAACTAACCCCCTGCAGCACCCCGTCGCCGACCTCTCACCAAAGAATCCGGGCGGCGGGCTCTAATCGAGGCATACAGCACATGCACGCACAAAACACGATCATCTTCATAGGCTTGGCTTTCGGCTTGATCCTTCTGGGATATTACATCCGCAAGCTCATCCTCCAGGCGCTGGCACGCAGCTACAACGCGGGCTTAAACGAGCGCAACGGCCTGCACAGCCAACGCATTGCAGCGCTTAACACCGACCTCACAACCATCACAAAACTTCGCAATCAGGAAGCCCAGCAACTGGCAGACCTGCGCTTGCAAATGCATGGCATCAAGACAACCCCGTTTACCTCAACCGATTACCGGAACCTCACCGAAATCACCCAGTTCCTGGCGCTGGCGCTCCAGACCTGGAAAGCGCTGAAAGGCACCGAAGCTAGCCAAGCGAGAGCAGAACAGCTGATCAAGATCGCCCGTGCCATGGCGTATCGAGTTTTTCACATTGTGGAGACGGCCGGCAGCCTCAACAACCAGCCGCTGGATACTCAGCTGATCGATTGGCTCGATCAAAGCGGCACCTTCCACGCTGAGCCCAAGTTGAGTTCAATCAGTTTCCCCCACGGAGCCGAAACCGAGGGATATCCGCATTTACGTGATGCGTTGCGCGAAGCCTACGAACTGGATCTCCGCCGGCGTACGCTGGGGCTGCCCGCCGGTAGAGCAGCCGGAGCTGCAGCATGACCGCCTTCCAAACGCAGCTATCAGCCGACTGTGGAGGCGCCACGAATTTGCGCCTACGGGGATCCCGCCGCGGCTCGAAAGCCGAAAGCAAAATCTTCAACCCCACCCCAGTTACCAGCGCGGTAAACACCCAATTCGGCTTGAATCTGACAGGCGGGATTCGTGTTGATCTATTCGCTGGCGGCGGCGGCGCAACGATGGGTCAGGAGATCGCTACCGGGCTACCAGTAGACATCGCTATCAACCACGACCCTGACGCCATCAGCATGCACAAGCGCAACCATCCAAGCGCTGAGCATTACATCACCGATGTCTATGAAGTCTGTCCGCATGTCGCCACGCGAGGCCGGCCGGTTCTGCACCTGCATGCCAGCCCTGAATGCACCCACCACAGCTTGGCGGCTGGGGGCCAGCCACGCAGCACTACCAGCCGCTCCCTGTCTTGGGTAGTCATCAAATGGGCGGGCCAGGTTCGCCCCTTGATGATCACCATGGAGAACGTCATGCAGGTGCTCCAGTGGGGCCCGCTCATCGCCAAGCGCGACCCGAAAACAGGCCGCGTAGTCTGTCGAGACCTGCGCGTCGCCGATGTCGGCGAGCGCGTCCCAGTCCAGGACCAATATCTGATCCCCGACCCTAAGCGCAAGGGCCAGACATGGCGCCGGTTCGAGTCGATATTGCGCGGTATGGGCTACGACCTTCGCCACGGAAAACTGAAAGCGAGCGACTTCGGCGCCGGCACACTTCGCGAACGCCTATACCTGGTAGCTCGATGCGACGGCAAACCACTCCAATGGCCCGAACCCTCCCACGCCAAGGCGCCGGGAAAGGGGCAAAAACCGCAGCTCACCGCTGCCAGCAGCATCGATTGGTCCATCCCCTGCCCGAGCATATTCTTGGACAAGGAAGAAGGCCGCGCCGCCGGCGTGCGGCGTCCACTGGTCAATAAGACAATGGAACGGCTCCGGAAAGGTGCGCAGCGTTACGTCATCGATCACGCAGACCCATTCATCGTCAGCGTCAACCACTCCGGCAGCGACGACTCACGAGTTCACTCTGTTCACCAGCCAACGAAAACCATAACGGGCTCGCATGGGTTCGCGCTGGTGACGCCGCAGTTGGCGCCATTTATCACAGAGCACGCAAACAGCAGCGTCCAGCGCAACATGGCCGGAGATTCGCCTCTCTCCACCATCTGCGCGAACGTCAAGGGTGGACACTTTGCATTGACCGTGGCTTACCTGGCCCAACACAACGGTGGATTCAACACCACACCCGGGCACCACCCAGTCGAGCCCATGACTGCGATCACGACAACCGGCAGCCAACAGAATGTCGTGACAGCTCACCTCTGCACGCTCCGCAAAAACTGCGTAGGACAACCAATGGATGGCCTGGTACCGACCATCACGGCCGGCGCCGAGCACCACGCGCTAGTCGAATACACCCTCGCGCCTGAGTATCAAGCGGGCGCCTTGCGCGTGGCGGCATTCCTCATGGGCTACTACGGCACGGACAACATCTACGACGTCCGCGAGCCGGCCGCCACCATCACGACCCGGGACCGCCTGGCGCTAGTGACCGTAACCGTAAAAGGCACTCCATACGTGATCGTCGACATCGGTATGCGCATGCTCACTCCACGCGAGCTGTACCGCGCCCAAGGCTTTCCCGATAACTACGTCATCGATTCAGGACACGACGGACGCAAGTTCAGCAAACGCGCCCAGGTGCGAATGGTCGGCAACTCGGTCTCCCCGCAGCCGATGGCTGCGCTGATACGGGCCAACCTGGACGAGCCCCACGCCGAACGGAGGGCAGCATGATCAGATCGAGCGAAGCAGCAATCATCCCACTCGGAGCCCATACCATGGAATTCCTCAGTGAAACCCTAACTGATGACGAGCTGGCGGCGATCACAGGCTACAAAACGCCCTCCTGCCAGCGGCAATGGCTTACGCGCAACGCCTGGCAGTTCGTCCTGACGGGCGCCCAGCGCCCCGTCGTCGGGCGTGTGTACGCCCGCCTGAAGCTCGCCGGAGTCAAGCCCACAGCTACCAACGCTGTGGCCGAAACCTGGACCCTCGATTTATCGCGTGTGGGATAGCAATGCGCCCGAGAAAAACCTCTAACCGGGACCTGCCGCCCCGGATGATCCGCCGCGAGCGAGAAAGAAAGAACGGCACCGTCTGGTCCAGCTACTACTACAACGGTAGAACTGCCGAGGGGAAGCGGAAAGAGATTCCCCTCGGCAGCGACCTGGACGAAGCAAAAGTTGAATGGGCACGTCTTGACCGCAAGGCGGTACCGAAGCCGGCCCACCTGATGGGCCGGCTGTTTGATGACTACGAAACCAAAATCATGCCGGGCCTTACCAAGGGCACGCAGGATGACTATCGCAAGGGACTGAAGCAACTGCGCAACTCGTTCGAACAGGCCCCTGTCGATGCTATGACGCCACAGGTGATCGCTCAGTACCGTGACACCAGGACGGCGAAGGTGCGGGCCAACAGGGAGATAGCCCTGCTGTCCACAATTTTCACCCACGCCAGGGAATGGGGGTTTACCGACAAGGCAAACCCATGCTCCCGGCTGCGCCGGAACAAAGAAATCCCACGGGACTTCTACGCCGGCGAAATCGTCTGGGATGCAGTGTATGCCCAGGCACCACCTGAACTGAAAGACGCCATGGACCTGGCCTACCTGACCGGCCAGCGCCCCGCTGACGTACTGAAGGCATCCGCTGCGGATATCAACAACGGCTTCTTGCTGGTGGGCCAAGGAAAGACCCAGAAGCGTTTGCGAATTCGCCTGCATGACGGGGCCACCGCATCCAGCCTGAGCACGTTTCTCGACGAACTCCGTGAACGCAGAGCCATGGCTGGAATTAGGACCTCCAGCCTGATCACCAACAAGAACGGCTTGCGCATGAGCTACGCGATGTTACGCAACCGCTGGGATGAAGCGCGGGAGAAGGCAGCAGTTAAGGCTGCGACCGAGGGTGACACAACGTTGAGTGCTGCCATTCGTCAGTTTCAGTTCCGTGATATTCGTCCGAAAGCAGCGAGCGAAATCGAGGACTTAACCGACGCCAGCCGTCTGCTTGGGCACTCGACTGAAGAAATGACAAAGAGGGTTTATCGCCGAGTCGGGGAGATCGTGAAGCCGACAAAGTAACAGCAGGTTGCGGAACACCTCTCGAAAGTTGCGGAACACATCACCTAGAAACAAGCACAAAAAAGCCCCGTAACTCATTGAGCTACGGGGCTTTTAATAGTGGAGGCCGAAGTCGGAATCGAACCGGCGTAGGTGGATTTGCAATCCATCAACTTTACTCTGTATTTCAATAGGTTAGCACTGGAAGCGTTCCGCAAGCTACTGATTTTTAACACGCTACAGGCCGCGTCCCGCCTGGCTCGCCTTTTCAGTTGCGGAACGCTTTTTTGGATCCAGAAGTAGGCTGATAGCAGCTCGTCGCCTCACCCTCGCCTCAACCGGGCCGCCTGAATTACTGTATATGCAAACAGTATAAGGCAACCGTCCCTATCATGAACTTTGAACAGGCCAAGGCGCTGAGGATCCAGCAATGGCGCAATACGCTCGACGACCACGACTTTCGGATGCAGAACCCCGAGGCGTATCGGTCATGTCTGCTTTCGGCAAGTGCAAGGCTTGCCGAAGAACGGCTGATTGATCGAATCGAACAGTTCGACATGGACGAGTTGGCGAATTCCGCATATTGGTTGGCCGTGGAGGAACTGCAATCCATAGCGTGCCTGTACCACAGCTCGTCGTATTACGACCTGGTGGCGCGGGACGGCTCGCCCAACCTTGGCACGATTCAGCAGTCGACATTTACGGAGAGAAGCGAAGGCCCCCGCATTCACCCTTACGATGGGAAGGTTTACCGCCAAGGAGAGAAGCTGAAGCTTATCTACAGCACATCACCAACCAACGGCGTGATTGAAGGGCTTGTTCTCACCCTGGATGACGGCCGCAAGTTTGACCTGGTCGAGACGGCCCAGATGATCAACGGAGTGATCCACACCCCCATCGAAGACCCCGACGTCTATCGTTGGCTTGTCGACGCTATGCAAATCGCAGATGAAAATCGTAACCTGAAGTTGATGGTGAAAATACGACCTGTGCTTCAGCTCGCGCGCTTCATAAAATGCATCGAATGCGCCGATCGTTTTGGGTTGAGGGATGAATGCGCAGCATGCGATGGCCTTGGGTTTATACACAAACCGTGCAGACCGCGCGTCCCCATTGATGTAATACGCATTGATGAGGAAACAATCTAACAAAGCCTCATTCAGGCGAGTAAATTAGGTAACATTTATCCCTATTGGTATCACTTCTAAATCGAGGCAGCTATGCGCATAAAACTTTCCTGCATGACGTGCGGTATGGAAGAGCTAGAGGCGGCGCGCCTGATAGATCCGAGCATAGCTAGCATTAGCGTATCGCCTCTGGAAAGCACATCCTTTGAATTAAAGGAAGAAGGCCTCTACGTATTAGAATGCGAGAAGGGTCATATCACCTACACCCAGCTGCAAGAGCAGAAATTCCAAGTTCTTTTTGAACTCGGGGCATACGCAATTGCAGACGGCTATTACAGAGACGCTGTCGCCTCATTTACCGCAAGCCTAGAAAGATTCTATGAATTTTTCATCAAGGCCAACCTATACGAAAAGAAGTTCAACGATAAACAAATATCAGAATTTTGGAAACAGATATCCAATAGCTCTATAAAACAAGCAGGATCATTTTCACATGCATATTTCCACACTTTCGGGGA